CCATCTCTCATATCGAGTTCAGCAATACCGCCTTCACTAAAATATTGTCTGTTTATTTCACCGTCACCGGCTACGTTCAGGACTGAGGGTTTTGGCCCAAGACCAAACTCTGCTCTTGTACCGCCAGTTCCCATATCGCTTGCCATTTGGTATCTACCTAAAGAGTCCATCATCACTTGTGGAGTCAAAGCGATACCGCCTTTTCTATCTTTGGCTGAATCATACGCCATATAACCTAGTAAAGCAGGCAAGGCCAAACCTGAAGGTGATGGTAATCCTTCTCCTAGTGGCGTTCTAAATGCACTATCTTTATCTAAGTATTTTTCTTTTAAATCTTCTAAACCACCAAAACCAAGATAATCACCAATATTTTTTATAAACTCTGGTGTCCCTCCAGTTTTAGTAGGTGCTTTTGCAAGGGCATCTTCAAGCGCAACAATTTGTTTTTGCGTCTGTTCATATAAACCAATATCACCCATTGCAATGGCTTCTCGTCCTCTACTCCTTGCATCTTCTATTTTGTTTTTTATTCCTGTTTTTATTTCCTCTGCACGTTTTGCAGTTTGATCAGGAGCGTTTGGATTGATAGGTGGTGTCCCTGGAAAACCTGGTATTCCAGGTATTCCATATTCTTGAGAGGCGAACGTGCCTAGTCCTGAAGCCAATACTTGTTTATCAGTACCGCCTGCAGCTTTAGTTATTGCTGCATTTATAATTGCGTCTTTTGCTGCTTCGTTCTTAAAAACAGATGTTATTGCGTTTGTAATAAATTCTATTGCCATTTTTTGACTGCCTACATAATATTATTAGGAATATCACACATTTATAGAAATATTTCCATTAGTTTTGACAGAAACACTCCCTAATGATGTTTGCAGTTCATATCCTTTTGGATTAGCTGGAGTATGAAGCTGTATCCATTTGTTGCCTGTATATACTTGCAACACGCCAATAGATGTATTCCATATTACATCACCTTGTTTAAAAGCTAAAGTGCTTATTTGTTGATCGTTGAATTGCGGTGTTGAATTTGGATCAAAACTACCTAAGTTAATTTCTAATATTCTGACTAAACGATTGAAAATTTCTTTTCTTGCAAATTCATTAGACTCAATTGGAAGCCTGCTTTCTAATAGTTTGCTCATCTTCTGCCATCATTTTTAACATCAATCCTAGTCGCGCCCAATCGCCAACCTAAAGATAAATTACCAGAACCTGTTTGGTCGTCATTTGACTCAACACGCAATACAGCTTGTCGTCCTCTTGCTCTGATATTAGCTTTCGTAGTGGATGATGTTATTTCTGAGGTAGCTCTAGTCGTTAATGATTGTCCTGGGTAATTTCTAGTTTTAGTTACAATATTGACAGAACCAGCGTTAGAATCTTGCAAGAACCTTATATCAGGTATTATAGAAGATATTGAGGTAAATCTATCGCCATCATCCAAATCAAAGTCACTTGACTCAATAAAAACATTTGTCATCGCACTTCCGTCGTCGTCATATCCTATTTCATGTTGATATAAATAATTATCTTTAGTAGCTTGTGGATAACTAACAACACCTGAGTCTAACCAAGAAGTTCTTTCTAACTGACCGTAGTACCAAACTTTTTCTTGCGTGTTAAAAATAACATATCTATCTATTTCTTCTGATGACGATGATGGGTAAAACCAACCTACTTCATTATTTTCGGTGTTAGTAAATGCGTGTATTTTATATGCTTGACCATTATTAATATCAGAGAATACGTAACTTTGTACGGAACAAGGTAATTTTTCTACCGTACCATTATATAGATAAAAACTACCATAACTCATGAAGTAGATACCACTATCCGCAGTAACCGCTGCTTTTGGCCCTATCAATCCTGTTGCTTCGTTGATTAGATTGACTGAAAAAGTAAATGGAGGCCCAACGAACTGCATGCTGTAAACAGAAGTATCAGTAAAAACTACTATTTCCTGTCTTGATTTAACTGCACCCACTATTAATGACCCACTTGATAATCTTAAAGAACCTGCACTATTGGTAATTAATGGCTCAAATTCTAATTCATTTTCTTGATCTGAGAATGCAATCAACATCGGATCAATAGTACCGCTTCTGCTACTGCCCGATACTGGATCTGCGCCCAAAACTATTAAATGTCGATCAATTTCAGAAGTAATAACCTGTAAAGCAACTGTTGGTACTAAATTAGCTCCAGTTATATCTGATATTGCAACTGCCCTAGTGCTTGTACCGTCATCTTGTTTCCAACGATAAACACCACCGCCTCTAGGATTAATGATTAAGTTCTCTCCAAAATTATCATGCGTCCAGAGTCTTAATTGACCATTTGCAGTTAACGCACTTGTTGATCCAAATGTACCTGCACCCCAAGTACCTGAACCCCAACCAGCAGAAGGTACGTAACTATCTAGTCCTACGTTTATTTGGTAAGCACCATCAACGCCAGACCCTCCGTTACCTGAGTCACTACTATTGGCTGTAACTTCATCGCCAGATGTATCTTTAGCTACGAATGTATATGTATCAGCAGTAGGAACACTTGCTATTTGATATTCTTGATTTAAAACTGCAGCAGTTACCAAACCGCCTAACGATACTGCACCTGATATAGTTACAAAATCACCAGTGACTGCGCCATGCGCATCATCAGTTGCTGTTATTGTCGAACTGCCATTAGTAGCAGCAAATACAATGCCATTCGTAGTAGTAGCTCGGATAGGAGTTACATCGTTATATACTGAACCATCTTTTATATAATATTTAAAAGTAGTTCCTAGTCCTAGATAAAGGTTACTACCAAGACTCATCCAATTGTGTAATGCCCTACTTGTTCCTAAATAGGTGTTACTGCTTAATTTTTCCCAACCACTCATCTTTTCAACGTGGCCGTTTCTAAACCTTATTAAGTTACAGTCAAACCAGCCATCCTCATTATCGTAGGCTGTACCTTCTCTATTTATACCTGGTCTAAAAAGTCTTTTTATATATGGCATCTATACGTTTTCCCATTCTTTACCTTCAAACAAAAGAGCCTCTGCCTCTCTACGTCTGATTAATCCATCAAGAACTTTGCCTCCTGCCTTGTTCCATCTTTTTATTTGTACTGGCACTTCATCATATTTTTTATCATTCAAAACAGAAAGTAAAGTTGATGAACCTAAGTTACCACTACCAAGATTAAACACCCAAGATACCATCGCGTCAAACTGGTTCTGCTCTAAAGGCACTTTAACCATATCGTTAATGTACCCCTCATATTCGTGCATTTCTTCTTTCAAGAGTGCCTCTGCTTCTTCTTTAGTTATCTCCATATCTTCAGTCACGCCTTTTATTGTTCCATATCCAATGGTTAAAACATTTGCTGCGCATCTATAGGCTTTAAGTTCGCAACCCTCAAACTTTTTTATAAGAGACAAACCTTCTTCAGATATGTGCATTCTAGTAATCTCCCCACACTTTTTCTTTCTTACCGCCAAAATATTCAACAGCGTGTCCTTCTTTAATAAGCATTTGGCAAATGTCTTCGCCACCTTCTGTATATGGAATGCCCAGTATGCGGCCATATTTTCCTTTTCCTAAAGATTTTAATTTAAATGATCCAACGCAAAGCTCTTTCAATCGTTCTTTTGCAGCTAATCCTAGTTTCTTTTCAGCCAAATCTCTAGTTCTAGATTCAGGTGTGTCGATCCCATGCAGTCTAACGCGCTGTTTATGTAGTTTTACATCAAAACCTAGGTCTAGTATACAATCAAATGTATCGCCATCTACAACGCGATCAAGCGTTGCTCTGTATACAAAAGCGTCTGGAGATTTACTCATCAAGCTGCCTCCTGCATATCCCAACAATTTAAATTAGCTGCTACTGTTCTTCTTTCACCTTCACCTTGAAAAGGGTAAACCATATGTTGCAACCAACTTGGGAATAAATAAAGCTTTCCTACTTGTGGTTGTATTACAAAGCTTTGTGGAGGTTTTAAAATCTCTACATCTGTAACGTGATTTTGTCCATACTGAAAAGCTAAGTAGCCGTCACAATCTCCACTAGCGTTGTATAGATTATATTCGGATGTACCTGCTGTAGGTTGATCTAATATTTGCTGTGGTACTTTAGTCCAAGTAGTACAAGAGATACCCATTAGTGTTTTAGT